TGTGTGTGGCAAGTGCAAAGAATATGTCGATGCTATGCAAGGAGGCGCGAACAATGAGTGAGATCAGGAACGTTCACGGGGCGAAGGAAATCATCGAGGTCAGGGTAACAAGAGAGCTTGCGGAACCCGGCGAGTATTCGTATGATGCCCAAGCGGTTCTGTGCGACATGGAGACAATGGAACACACATATGTGAGAGCGCAACGTCTTGAGGGCAACGACTATCTGTGCGTATGCAATCAGAGCGTTTATGCCGATGCAATCACAGAGGACGATCCGTTGCCGGACGGTATGTCGCGTGTTCCTCGCAGTGAACTGGAGAAAGAGCATGATGAAAGGCCGAATGGCGAGTGCATCGTGTTTGAACAGTTCTATGATCTGGACGAGGCAAGCGGATCGGAATATTACGACCTGTATGTGTCATTGCTCTCGATGATTCAGAGTCTGGAAAAACAGGCAAGATAGCAAATTCAAAAATCCCCAAAAAACAAAAAAGCCCCACATTGGGGAACAGAGACGAACCGCTATTGCGGGAGACACAACCGTCCTACTTGGATGGCGAACTCCTGTGATAGCGGTTTCATAATTGGAGGTGGAACCAATGTCCTACAGAATCCACGACATAATCCTGCCGCCGACGGTAGAGAAGGACGCCGTACTGCACAAAATCCTGCGGTACATCGAGCGCAATCCGAGCGATGTTGCGGCGTACAACGACGTACTGACGGAAATCCAGCCGCACATGGGGGAGAGCATCCCGATGCAGCGCGGCGAGGACGGAGCGACGTTCCTGGACGACAGGCGACCGAAAGCGTCATACGTTGGCGGGCATCAAGGGTGGCTTCACGGATTGCAAGAACGCGAGGACGCCGATGCTGAAGTGTTGCGCCGCCGCCAGGAGATCGCTGGCTGGTACGAATACCACGATTTCAACAAGCAGTTTCGGAACCTGATTGTAGCAGAGACGATGCGGGCAGCGGAGGCACAGGAGTTCTCGGCAGTCAAGCGTCTGAACGTGACCTACCGCCGGTCATTGTTCCTCGACTCGGTCGTGGACTTCGACTCCTACCTATTGTATGTGGAGCAGAACCGCGATCCGGCGAAGAGGTTTTACCAGCCGAGACGGCGGCAGCTCATCAAGGTGGTTAATTTGTTGCAGGGCATGGCGGACGACAAGTACGACGTGGTTGGGATCTCCATGCCACCTGGCACGGCCAAGACCACGACGGCCATCTTCTTCCTTACTTGGATTGCCGGTCTCCACCCAAACGAACCGATGCTGACGGGTTCACACAGCAACTCGTTTGTCCGTGGTGTTTACGACGAGTGCCTGCGGATTTTCGACAAGAAGGGCGAGTATCTGTGGTCGGATGTATTCCCGGATGTGGAGGTAGTCAGTACTAACGCGAAGGACTGCCGGATCGATCTGGGCAAGAGAAAACGCTTTGATACGCTCGAATTTACCTCGATTGGAACCGGGAATGCCGGTCTCTACCGTGCCTCGTCTTTGCTGTACTGTGATGACCTGGTCTCCGGTCTGGAGGTTGCGCTGTCCAAGGAGCGTTTGGACAAACTGTGGGAGACATATACGACGGACCTGCGGCAGCGCAAACAGGGCGACCACTGCAAGGAACTGCACATCGCCACCCGGTGGTCGGTGCATGACGTGATCGGACGGCTGGAGCGGCAGTATGAGGACGATGACCGGGCGCGGTTCCTGGCGATCCCGGCGCTGAACGAGAATGACGAGAGCAACTTCGACTATGCGGGCGGGGTGGGCTTCAGCACAGCGTTCTACAGGGAGCAGCGGGAGATCATGGACGAGGTGAGCTGGAAGGCGCTGTACATGAACCAGCCGATTGAGCGCGAGGGACTGCTCTACTCGGACGGCGAATTGAGGCGGTTCTTCGACTTGCCGGAGCAACAGCCTGACGCGATTATAGCGGTCTGTGACACCAAGGACCGTGGCAGCGACTACTGCGTGATGCCGATTGCATACCAGTACGGGCAGGACTACTACATTGTGGACGTTGTGTGCGATAACAGCAACCCGGAGGTGGTCGAACCGCGATTGGTGGCGAAGTGCCTGGAACACAAGATTCAGATGGCGCGTTTTGAGAGCAACTCAGCGGGCGGTCGGGTGGCTGAAGGCGTACAGCGGGAGATCCGGGAGCGTGGCGGTCGGACCAGCATCTCAACAAAATACACCACGCAGAACAAGGAGACGAAGATCATCATGGCCAGTCCGGTGGTGAAGGAGCGGTTCCTGTTCCGGGACGACTCGACGGTGAAGGACAATCAGGACTACAGGCGGTTCCTCAACTTTGTGTGCAGTTACACCATGACGGGGCGAAACAAGCACGATGACGCGGTGGATGCGCTGGCGATGCTGGTGGACTTTGTGGACAGCATGGGGGCGGGCCGGGTGGAGATATTCCGCCGACCGTGGTGAAGGCCGAGTGATTTTATCGGGATTTCGTGTGATAGTTGTGGATAAACCTGTGGAAAAGTCTGTGGATAAGTGAAAATGCACCAAATATCTGTGGAAAAGTATTTACAAACACAATCCGTTGTGCTATGATGTAGGAGGATGAATAGAGGTTGCAGTGATTTCTGCAATCCAGCGACCGCCAAGTGCGTGTAGACCGATCCAAACCGGACGGCAAAGCGCAGTTGGCGGTTTTTGCGTTGACGGGGGAGCGCACAAACGTCCTCTCTTGGATGGCAAAACGCCTCTGCGAACTGAAACGAAAGGAGATGTCGCCGTTGAGCCTGTTAAACGTGCCGGATTCGAGTGTGGACAGAACGGACTGGGTCTTTCCGGCAGGCCATGCGCTGACGGGCAGGCGGGTGATCCGTCTGAACTACGACCAGGTGACGGTGGACAACCTCCTGGACGTGCTGGGGCAGGCGCTGTCCATCCACAACATCAACGCGATGGAGATCAACTACCTGTGGCACTACTACAAGGGCAGACAGCCGATTCTCGGACGGGTGAAAGAAGTGCGCCCGGAGATATGCAATCGAATCGTGGAGAACCGGGCGTATGAGATCGTGTCCTTCAAGGTCGGCTACCTGATGGGTGAACCGGTCCAGTATGTGGGGCGGCACAGTGACGAGAACATCCTCGAAGCTGTGAATCTGCTCAACGACTATATGTTCGCGGAGAACAAAGCCTCCAAAGATCAGGAACTGGTCGAATGGGACATGGTTTGCGGAACGGCATACCGGATGGTGTTGTCCGACAAGGACGGAGAAGAGGACGAGTGTCCCTTTGAACTCTACACCTGCGACCCGCGTAAGACATTCGTCGCGTATTCGACCGGACTGGGCGGGAAGCCGCTGATCGGCGTGAAGTACCGCGATACGGACAAGGGAACGGAGTACAGCATCTTCACGGACAGCATGACCTACATCGTGCTGAACAACGAGATCGTGAGCGCCGAACCGCATATGTACGGCATGGTTCCCATCATCGAGTATCCGGCGAACACGGCGCGGCTTGGGGCGTTCGAGATTGTCCTGCCGCTGCTGGATGCGCTGAACAACGTGTCGAGCAACCGGATGGACGGCATCGAGCAGCAGATTCAGGCTTTCCTCAAGTTCGTGAACTGCGACATCGACGCGGACGGACTGGCGGCGCTCCGGGAGTACGGGGCCATCAAGGTCAAGAGCGTCCAGGGCCAGAAGGCGGATGTGGAGTACGTCCACACGGAGATCAATCAGGACCAGACGGAGACCTTCAAGAAGGACATCTATCAGGCAGTGCTGACGATCTGCGGAATGCCCAACCGGAATGGCGGCAGTTCGACGAGCGACACCGGTCAGGCCGTGGTGTACCGCGACGGGTTCTTTGCGGCAGAGACGGCGGCGAAGGCAAGCGAGAATATGTTCAAGCTGTCTGAGAAGGAGATGCTCCGGGTGGTTCTGCGGATTTGCAAGCAGCTCACCGGACTGAAACTGCGGCTGCTGGATGTGGACATGAAGTTTACCCGCCGGAACTACGACAACCTCCAGAGCAAGAGTCAGGTGCTGGTCTCCATGCTGGAGCAGGCGCGGATCCATCCGAAACTGGCGTTCGAGCATTGCGGAATGTTCTCCGACCCGGAGAGCGCCTACACGATGAGCGAGGAGTACTACCAGGAGCAGATGGACAAGTGGGAACCGGCCCAGACCGAGGACGACGCGCCGAACCACGACCACACCGAGGAGGACGAGGGGGTGACCCCGGATGGCGGCGACGAGCAGTAACGGCCACCCGTATGGACCCCTTGACCA